CCGGACTAACTATCCTTGAAGAAGGTAGTGCAGACGGCAAGTCGAAGGATCTCTGCATGACGGGTGTATTCATTGAGGGTGGTGTTGAAAACCACAACAAGCGAGTATACCCTGTTCGTGAAATTGAGAGAGCTGTACAAACTATTAATGATCAACTGAAATCTGGATACTCTGTATTAGGTGAAGTTGATCACCCTGATGATTTGAAAATTAATCTAGACCGTGTTAGCCATATGATCACACGTATGTGGATGGAAGGCAACTGCGGTCATGGAAAGTTAAAACTTTTACCAACACCAATGGGTGAACTTGTAAGAGCGATGTTAACAAGTGGCGTTAAGCTAGGCGTTAGCAGTCGCGGTTCAGGTCAGGTAAATGAAAGCAGTGGACACGTTAGTGATTTTGAAATCATTACCGTTGACATCGTAGCACAACCCAGCGCACCTCATGCATATCCTAAAGCTGTGTATGAGGGTCTTATGAACATGCGTGGCGGTGCTCAGTTGTTTGAAGTGGCACGTGAAGCCAGTCAGAATCAAAAAGTACAAAAGTACCTAGAGGAAGGTGTTAAGCGCCTTATCAAGGATCTAAAGATATAACAGGAGAAACCTAATGTTAGATGCTATCAAACCATTGTTAGACAGTGGCCTAATTAACGAAAGCACTCAACAGGCTCTTAATGAAGCTTGGGAAGCCAAGCTAAATGAAGCTCGCGAACAAGTTCGCGCTGAGCTACGTGAGGAATTCGCTGGTCGCTACGAGCATGACAAAAGTGTAATGGTTGAAGCTCTAGACAAAATGGTTACAGAGTCGCTACAAAGCGAACTTGAAGAATTCTATGCTGAGAAAAAAGCATTAGCTGAAGATCGTGTGCGTTTCAATACACACATGACCGAAAGCGCCAGCAAGTTCAATGATTTCATGGTTAGTAAACTAGCCGAAGAAATCAAAGAACTACGTGATGATCGTAAAACTTACCAAAATAGCATTGCTAAAATGGAAAGTTTTGTTATCAAAGCATTGGCTGAAGAAATCCAAGAATTCAATCAAGACAAGCAAGCAGTTGTTGAAACTAAAGTGCGTTTGGTTGCAGAAGCCAAACAAAAGATTGCAGAAATGCAAAAAGCCTTTATTTCTCGTGCCGCAGAACTTGTAAAAGAATCTGTAACTACTAAGCTAGAGTCTGAATTGACTCAACTAAAAGAAGATATCCATACTGCTCGCGAGAACATGTTTGGACGTCGTTTATTTGAAGCTTTTGCCAGCGAATTTGCTGTTACTCACTTAAATGAGAACAAAGAAGTTCGTAAACTACAAGAAGCTGTTAAACAAACTCAGCAAGCATTGGTAGAAGCCAAGCGCGAAGCTGAAGAAAAAGCAGTTTTAGTAGAATCAAAAGAAAAAGAAATCCGCGTTATTAAGGAATCTGCAGAACGCAAGCAAATGCTTGAGTCCATGTTGAAACCTCTTAACAAAGAAAAAGCCGCTATTATGAGCGACTTGTTAGAATCTGTGCAGACTGCAAAGTTGCAGAGTGCATATGAAAAGTATCTTCCAGCCGTGCTAAACAACGGTACAGCTAAGACGCAAGCTCCAAAGGCTGTGTTGGCCGAAAGCCGTAGCGAAGTAACTGGAGATAAGACTGCTAAAACGGTAGTTGAAGCAGATGACAGCAATGTTATCGCATTAAAGCGTTTAGCAGGGCTAAAGTAAACCCTAAAAGGAAAAAGGAAAAATTATGTCACAAGTATTATTAGAAAGCCGTTGGGGCGAAACCAAAGAAGCCCTGTTAGAAGGTTTAAATGGTTCACGCCGTTCTTCTATGGCTGTTATCCTAGAAAACACACGTAAGCACTTGGCTGAAAGCGCAACAGTTGGCGGTACTACTGCTGGTAACATCTCTACACTTAACCGTGTGATTCTACCAGTTATCCGTCGTGTTATGCCTACAGTTATTGCTAACGAAATCGTTGGTGTACAACCAATGACAGGTCCAGTTAGCCAGATCCACACTCTACGTGTACGTTACGCTGATAGCGTTGACAGCACAAGTGGTACTGACGTTACAGCTGGCGAAGAGGCATTGAGCCCATTCAAGATTGCTTCGGCATACTCGGGTGGTGCAGACGACAAGGCACAGGCTACATCAGCTCTTGAAGGTGTACCAGGCCGTCGTATCAACGTTCAAATCTTGAAACAAGTCGTTGAAGCTAAAACACGTAAATTGTCTGCACGTTGGACATTCGAAGCCGCTCAAGATGCACAATCTATGCACGGCCTAGACGTTGAAGCTGAAATCATGGCGGCTTTGGCTCAAGAAATCACAGTTGAAATCGACCAAGAAATTCTTGGTAGCCTACGTGCTCTAAGCGGTTCTACATACACATACAACCAAGCAACAGTATCTGGTACAGCTACATTCGTTGGTGACGAGCATGCCGCATTGGCAGTTGTTATCAACCGTGCCGCTAACTTGATCGCACAACGCACACGTCGTGGTGCCGCTAACTGGGCAGTTGTATCTCCAGCCGCATTGACAGTTCTACAGTCTGCTACTACAAGCGCATTTGCTCGTACAACAGAAGGAACTTTCGAAGCTCCTACAAACACAAAGTTTGTTGGTACACTAAACGGCGCAATGCGTATCTATGTTGATAGCTATGCAAGCGACACAGCTAACGTATTGGTTGGTTATAAGGGTACAAGCGAAGCCGATGCGGCCGCTTTCTATTGCCCATATATTCCTCTAATGTCTTCTGGTGTTGTTCTTGACCCAGCAACATTTGAGCCAGTAGTTGGCTTTATGACACGTTACGGATATGTTGAGTTAACAAACACAGCATCTTCTCTAGGTAACGCGGCAGACTACTTGGAAAGCATTGCTGTAAGCAACTTGTCGTTCCAGTAATCACCTAACCCAGGGATGGGAAGGAGAAAACAAAAAAGGGCCGAAAGGCCCTTTTTGTTTGAGTTAAATTTAATTAACTATTTAATACTTTAGCTACAGAATTCATAACACTAGCAATACGACCAATGTCACGAAGCTGTTCTACAGTATAGCCTTCCTTCTTGAGTGTGTCGTAATGTGCCTTAACACAGAAATGACATTTGCCCACGATACTGGCGGCAAGACTGAATGCCTCAAAGTTTGCCTTAGTAGTTCCGCCATGACTAGCAATAGCGTTCATGCGTAACTGTGCTGGCAAGCCCTTTAGCTGTTCATCGTCTGCCATTTCAACGTATGGATACCACACATTGTTTTGTGCCATAATGCTGGCCGCTGTCATTGCTGATTCTGCGTGTACAGGAGCATCGGCTAAAAGTATGCTCAATACCTTGCCGTTGCCGGTAGCGGCCAGTGCGGCTACAGCACAACCCATAGCCACATCTGCATCCAATGTGCTACGCAAAAGGACAGCGTCCAAGTTTAACCTAGTATCCTTTGCATAGTCTGGCAACGCAGTTTTAATTGCGTCAATGAATGCCATTATAGTGTCTCTCCACCAATGGTGCGGTTACATGCACATAGCTCGCCAGTTTGCAATGCGTCAAGAATACGCAGAGTTTCTTCTGGGCTACGACCAACATTCAAGTTGTTTACAGTAACGTGTTGGATAACGTTGTCTGGGTCAACGATAAATGTTGCGCGAAGTGCGGCTCCTGCCGGAGCGTAGAATACACCAAGTTGTTCGATCAGGCTCAACTCGCCGCGCTGTGTGTCAGCAAATTGGTGATGTGTAATTTTTTGTAGATCTGGGTGTGCTTTTTGCCATGATACTTTGCAGAACTCATTGTCTGTGCTACCTGTTAGCAATACTGCGTCACGGTCAGCAAAGTCTCCTGCTAGTTTGTCATAGGCTACGATTTCTGTAGGACAAACAAATGTAAAGTCCTTTGGATAGTAAACGATTACTTTCCATTTACCTTCAAAACTTTGATCAGTGATTGTATAAAAAGCGTCCTCGGGTTGTCCGGGCTTGACACCTGTTACTGCAAAACTTGTGATTTTATCTCCAACTGTTTTCATAATATATCTCCTTTGTTTGAAAACTGATAGTACTCAGTGTTTGTACTAAGTTCTATTGTATAATTATTTACTATAGAAATCTACTATTTTCTCATGGTTTTCCATTGAATTTTTCTATGACGATAATAGGTAAAAAAAAGCACCCGAGGGTGCTGATTTTAGAAATTACTTTTTATCAAACGTTGGGGGAGTCTTTTCTAACTCGTGCGGTTCGACGAACCTAGCGTTTGAAGTAGTTAGTCCGTGAAACGGTGCCCAACTGTCCGGGGTAAAAATTCGAACAGGTTTCCAATACTTGTGAAAAATATTGTTTAGAAAGATAATAACAATACCAACGATAGCAAATCCTGCACCGGTTAGTATTGCACACGATAAAAAAGTTGAAGCTGAGTCTACATCCATAATGCTATTTATTATAGCAGGACCTAACACAAAGTCAACGAAAACGGTAAATAAACATGTTCGCTCTTAAACGAGAGTTCGCGGAGCGCCACTTCGCGTAGCTTAGAACGCTAACACAAGGAGAAAAGAAATGGCAAACAAATTAAAAATTACAAAAAATAGTGGAACCACAGACAAGTACGTTAGTCCTATTCTGGTTGGTGGAAACCCAATTGGTGGTACAGGTGGTTTAACAAGCCAAACTGGTTATCAAATTGCACCTCAAGTTTACTGCACAGGCGGCAGTTCTGTTTCGGGTAGCATTTTGCGTCAAAAAGGCGCTCACAAATTTTACTGCACAGACGGTACTAGAAACCAAACTTTAACATTGGTTAACAGCCCTAACCTAGTAGCCGGTCAGATGAATATTTTGATCAACTTAAACACAGCGGCGGCCAACGTTGCGGCGGCCAACGTAGCCGGCGGCGCAACAAGTGCAACTGTAACATACGATACACGTACCACAGTTACTGGCCCAATAACTTTCCCACGTGTGGGTGACTATATTATTTGGACTAGCCCAAGTGCAAACATTGGTTCAGTGGTTCAAGTTACAGGCGTTAACGGTACAACCAGCTTTACTATTGGTACAACAGGTAACGTTGCGGCATCAAATGGTACAACATTGACTACTTCTACATACGCTACACGTATTACTAACCGTACAGTAACAGATTACAATGGCGCAAGATTCTTCTATCGTCTAGGTACTCCAACAACTACTTACGTACAAGTAAACCGCGCTTAATTTTTAAGCAACACAAGAATAGCACCTTCGGGTGCTATTTTTTTGGCTTCAGCATATTTTTCTATCGCATAAATACTACAATAATGGAATCTTTGCAATGGCCACAACCAAAAAACGATTAAACACCAGTTACACTATACAGACAGTTAATAACACTGATATAGTTACACTTGACACCAGTCGAGTGACTATTACAGGTAACTTAGACGTACTCGGCGTAACTACGTATATCGAATCTACAACAACTCAAGTTAAAGATCCAACTATACAATTAAACCAGGGCGAAACTGGTGCCGGAGTTACCGCCGGTAGCGCAGGGATTGAAGTAGATCGCGGCTCATTGGCTGATGTGCAACTACGCTGGAATGAAACAGTCAAAGCATGGCAAATTAGTAATGATGGATCTACGTATAGCAATATTTCGTATACGTCTGGCTCGGGTTTTTCTAGTAGCGTGTCAACAGACCCAAACCCAAGTTTCTCTGCAAATTTGAACATGTGGAACTATGCCATCTATAGTAATACACAGCCAGTTGTTTATTTTGGTGACAATGTATCTATTTCTACAACAAACGTAGCGCCAAGTGCAATCACAAATAACGTAGTGGTATATGCCAGCACAGTCAGCGGTGGCGGATCAGGGTTATATACGTCAACAACAAATGGCGCCAACGAACTGGCAACCAAGAGTGCCGCAATTAAATACAGTATTATTTTTGGATGATAGGAACAAATTAAATGGCTATTTTAAACACAGCACTCAGCACAGGCAATGCCGCAAACATATATGCCAGTAGCGGATCAAGTGCTATTACAACAATTCACTTGTGTAATTACACAGCGTCTAGTGCATACGCAAACGTATACTTAGTACCCAGCGGTGGCACCGCTAGTAACACTAACATTATCTATTCTAACGTAAGCGTTACAGCATATAACACATTGATTGTTTACGCCGAAAAATTTATTCTGTCAGATGGCGACACCATTAAAGCCAACTGCTCAGCCGCTAATACTATCAGTGCTACCGTAAGCTCAATTGGAATTTAATAATGGCACGATTACTAAAGAACCCAGACATATCACCAGGCTCACTTGGAGTACGATTACCAATTGGTAGCCAGACACTGGCCGACGCTCCAGTCGACGGTGTAGTTAGATTTAATTCAACTAATAGCAAAGTTGAATTTTACTACAACGGCAGTTGGAATCAAATTGCTAAAATTGGTACAGTTAATATTGTCAAAGATACTTTTACTACAGCCAATGCCACATCATCCTATGGACCAATGTCGTACACTTATTCATCTGGTCAAGAAGCTAATGTTGTAGTATTTGTTGGCGGAGTATATCAACAACCCTCTACCAACTATACATTCAACGGGACAACATCTATTTCGTTAAGCCCAACCAATGGTGAATACGGTCAAACAATAACTGTTATACATAATTTAAACAGCACTAATGCTGTCTAAGGAGTAACAGATGGCAATTGGTAAAATATCAGGACCAATGCTACAGACCAACTTGGCTCGCCAAGGGGTCGATCTTTCTGTTGACACAAACTTAGTTTACTTTGATGTAACCAATCGACGTTTAGGTGTTGGCACAAATAGCCCAACACAAGCACTAGATGTTCCAGGTAATGTCCGTCTGGCAAATTTAAGTGTACAAGGTAATACTATTACCAGCGACACTGGTAAAATCAATCTTGGTAGTCCTGCTAATATCACTATTACAGGTGGTACTGCAAATTATGTACTGAGTACAAACGGTGCAGGTAATTTAACCTGGGCACAGATTAGCGACTTAGATTATAGTTTTGGTAATCTGGCGTTCAACGACACAACAGTTCAAGTTACAACACTAAATGCTAATTTGTATTTGTCTGCCAATGGTACAGGTAGCATAAATGCTAATGGTGCTGTAATCACCAATGTGGCATCACCGGTGGCATCGTCAGATGCAGTTAACTTATCTTACTTAAACTCTACATTAGCCAGCTTTAACGATGATAGAATAGTAAGTGGAAATACCACAGTATTGGCTACGGCTGGAAATGTAAGTATCACTTCTGGTAGTTTATTGGTATCTGCTATCACTCCGACGTATAGCACATTTAATAACGTTAAAATTAACAATACTACAATCAGTAGTTTAACTGGTGATTTACATATAGCTGGTCTTACTGCAAACAATAAAATTATTGCAGATAACACCAGTTCGTTTACTCTACCTAAGGGTGATACAGCATCTAGACCAGGCACTCCGGTGTCTGGGGACATTAGATACAACACAGAAACTAGCTCAATTGAATATTATACTGGCACGGCTTGGTTAGGAACGTCGGTTAGTATTGACAGTCAAGTGTTAAACGGTGACGGAACAACCACAGTCTTTACATTATCTAATTCAACAACAACATTTGGCGTTTTAGTAAGCATTAACGGTACGCTACAACAGCCCACTACAGCGTATTCGGTATCGGGCGGAACTACATTAACTTTTGTTGAAGCTCCTGCATCTGGTGATGTGATAGAAGTTCGCTACATATCATTAACAGTTAGTCCTAGCTTTAACAGCGTAGAAGTTAGTACAGGTAATGTTGTAGTTGGAACAAGCCCAACAGTCATTGACTATTTCCCTAGCTCAACTTATAGATCAGTTAAATATAATATCCAAGTATCAGGAGCATCAAACTTTGCGCTTGATGATGTTTCACTAGTTCAGAATGGAACTAACGCTACAATTACAGTAACTACAGCCTTAACAGGATCAAATGTTGGGGCTTACTCCGCTAATCTTACCGGCGGCAACGTGCAGTTGTTGTTTACAGCAGTTAATAGCAACACTATTCTACGAATACACAAAGCACAATTCTTAATTTAACATTGTAATAGCCGTTTACAAATTTGTTGTACGTGCAAGCCATTTCCTACGACTGTGGTAAATAGTATTATACCGTAGCTAGGACTAGAAACAAATGGCCAATATTACAAGAATTAAGAATAATCAGATCACCGACAGTACGATCACGTATACCAAACTGGCGGCTGGTACACTGGTTGGATCGGTATTCAACGCAAACCTTACACTTAATAGTAACGTTACCATCTTAGGTAATTTGACTGTATCAGGTACTCCGACCACAATTAGTTCTACTAATACCTATGTTAACGACCCGTTGATTGTTTTTAACAACGGCTATGTTGGAAGTCCCAGCTATGACATTGGTATTATTGCTAACCGCAACTTACAGTCATTGGCTGGATATGGTTCTGTAAACACCGCATTTGTGTGGAAAGAAGCAGATGCGGCATTTGAAGCCATTGCTACAACAGAAACAGGTACTACAACAGGTAGCATTAACAACTCAGGTTGGGCCAACGTTAAAGTTGGTAACTTAACAGCACTAACAACTTCTACCGGTGGCTTACAAGCAGTAGCCATTGGTAACGTAACTCCCGGTACTGGCGCATTTACAACATTGTCGGTTAGCAGTACCAGCACACATACTGGATTAGCAACATTCACTACGGCCACAACAGGTGGCTTACAAGCAGTAGCTATTGGTAACGTAACACCAGGTACAGCAGTATTCACAACAGCCACAACAGGTGGCTTACAAGCAGTAGCCATTGGTAACGTAACTCCGGGTACTGGTACATTTACCACTGGCGGATTTACTGGCAACTCAACACACAGTTATCTATTCTCTAACGTAGGTACAACAAGTTTAACTATTGCTGGTAACGCTATCAGCAGTAACACTGGTATTATTGGTCTAGGTAGTATTAGTAACGTTGGTATCACAGGTGGCGCAAGCGGATACACCATAACCACCGATGGTTTGGGCGTAGTTAGTTTTAATCCTGCTAACGTATTAATATTAGGATCCAATGCCGCAGGACAATTGGCCAGCAATGCTGTAACATTAACATCAAGCACTAACGTAACAGATGCAATCGCACAGCTAAACCAGATTCTGGGTAAATTAACTCCAGCCGCACCCCCTAACTTCCCTGGAAACGTAGCAACATCAGTTGGCGCGGCCAGTTCGTTTACTATCACTACTGCTACTTCGTCTGGCATTATGACAGGTGATAGCGCACGTGGTACAGGTTGGACACAACGAAATAACATTGGATTTGGTAACACTTATCAATTGGCCGGTGGAACAACGTTCAATGCTATCCGTAGCAACACATACGCAACATCAACCCTGGCCGCAATTAAATCTGGTTCAGGTAACGTAAGAGTCTGGCTTGGCGGTAACGTCATGGCTGGCTATTATGTGCTAACAGGATCGTTGGGCACAGTTTCCAATGGTAACTTGACAATTACCAACGATACAGATTACAACAACATTAAGAGTACAGTGGCCGCAGGCTTCTGGTATAGCGCCAACATCAGTGCTTCTGGTAGCAATATTCCACCAGGATGGAACACCGTATTACTTGAAGAGGTAGGTGGATATACTACAGGTAACACCAACGCATTGATGTGGTATAACGACATTAGTAGTGCGGCGGCAGGTACACCGACATATAGTAACTGTAGCATTACGTTAACAACCAACACAGTTGTTTACTCAAGCACAATTCCGCACTTAACTAGCGGCGCGACCGCTAGACTAAAGGGTAACTTAGCTAACCTAAGCGGTGATACATACTCAGGAAACACTAACGTGACCAGCAGTACAGGCGCAAGTGGTGCATTTAATGCTCCTACAGCAGTTACTTGGACTGGTACAGTTGGCCCAGCTGGTTATGCTGGCACAGTACCGTTACCACGTTACTTCTGTAATGCCACATACGGTAGTGGTGGCACATTGTACTATGAGACACCATCTACTATTGTAACCAGTGGTTTTGGATCAAGCACCAATGGTCCAACACTAACTGTAACTAACAACTATACTTCAGCATCAACAAGTGCCACACAGGGCGCAACAACAGGCTTTGCCCCAGGAGTAACAGTATTGTATAAAACAGGCACCAGCACACAAATTGAAGAAACCAGCATACCGGTCAACTCAGTTGGTACTGGTTCAGGCAACGGCGTTCGTATTGCCAACCCAGGCAGTACCAACAACCCTGCTTACACCGGCAGTGAAGCCGCATTTAACAGTACGACAGGACCGTTTGGTACATCTGATTGCGTAAACATTGGATCTGGATCACAAGGCGTATTGGCTTGGAGTCAAACAAACTACTCAACTGGTTACTGGCCAGTTGGACCAAACTTGTCTGGTCAAGCCGCAACACAATATTTTACGATGAGATTCACACGTACTGCTGTATCAAAATTTGATATCAAGTACACTGGAACAATCGCAGGATTATGGGTAGCATTGCCCGGACTGACAGAATCTGCCAATTACTCATCTAGCACCAATGGTTGGTTAGATGTTAGCACCGCTTATGCTGGTGCCGGTATCCCAGGAACTGGATCACTGGGCAACGGCTCAGCAGGATGTGCAGTTGGTGGTGTGGCAGTACTAAACTCTGCACAAACAAACAAGAGCGTAACCGCAACGTTTGGTACCTTAAGCTCAACTAACTCTACTTCAAATTACATCTATGTACGGGTAGCCTTAACCAGCGCACAGTCTCTTACAGCACTAACTATGGAAACGGCAACGCACTAATATGGCAATATCTGACGCACAAAAAGTAGACTTTCTTATCAAGAAAATTGGTTATGGTATTTCCAAGACCGATACGTCAACCAATAAGAGCCCGGCCAACGAATCGATATCGAGTCCGTTGTTAATCCGTGGCGACGGCTTATATGCACAAAGTGATTTAATCACCAACGTTGGTACACTACCAAGTGCTAATACTGCCGTGATATCAGTGTATCGAGACAGCTTATCTAGTGCCGTATTATGTGTTAACGACGGTACAGCCGCAACCAATAGAACTTGGAAAACAAACTTAACAGATTGGGTTGGGCCAGAATTTGGTTCAGGTTATGCAGTTAAAGTATACACAGGTACAGTTCAAACAGCGTCAAACGCATCAGCTGGTACTGCGTTGCCAGTTGATGGTTCGGGCAATAACGATTCTTGGTTCTTTGACTATCAGTCGGGTGTTCTTAACTTTGCCGACACCAACGTTCCTTCCAGCATTGCGGCACAGGTTTGGGTTGTCGGTGCTCGTTATACAGGTTCTAAAGGTGTTAACTCATTATTGAGCAGTACTACAGTCAGCACCGCTAACGTTAGTTTGTATGATTCGGTAACTTCTTATACAACTAATCAAACATTCTATCCGCAATTTAGTAACATTAGCAGTACTGGTAACAGCACAACTGGTGTAACATCTACATTGACTTGGAATCCAGGTACCGGAACATTCTCTGCCCCGATTATCAACACCACAGGTAATGCTCAGATTGGCGGAAACTTAGTTGTAGTTGGAAACTTAACTGTTCAGGGTAACTCAACTACAATCGGATCGCAGGATTTAACAGTTAATGATAGTATCATTAACTTACACACATTTGCCAACTTAGCGGCACATACAACCAATGATGGCCGCGACATTGGTATTAAATTCCACTACTATGATACTGCACTAGCCGGTGGTGACAACCATGCTTTCTTGGGTCGTGCCAACGATACCGGATTCTTGGAATTCTATACAACAGGCTCGGAAGTTGGTAATGTATTCACAGGAACAGCCTACGGTACAATTAAAACTGGTAACTTAGTTGTTGCCAACTCAACAGCCAGCACTGGTTCAACATCGGGTGCGTTAGTTGTCGCCGGGGGTGTTGGTGTTGGTGGTGCAATGTACACCACAGGTCTTGCACAACACGGGGGTGGTTTACAAAATACTATCATTGGCAATGCCACAGCCAGCTCTGCTACATTCACAACAGCCACAACCGGTGGACTACAAGCGGTATCCATTGGTAACGTAACACCTGGCGCCGCAATATTTACTACAGTATCAACTGGCGGCTTACAGGCAGTAGCTATTGGTAACGTAACACCAGGCACTGGTGCATTTACGACCCTGGCAACATCTAGCACAATTACATCTACCGGTAATATTGTTGCACAGTCTGGCACAGCAAGTACCAGCACAACAACCGGTGCGTTGGTAGTTAACGGTGGTGCTGGCGTAACTGGTAATATTAATGCCGGCACTTCAACAAGTATACACATACTACAAGGTAACTTGTTAATTGGTACTGGTGGCGCGGCCAGCGCAGATACACCATTTACAATTAACCAAAACTCTGATGTTCCAATCTTAGCACCAAATGCAGTATCACATGTATCAGTTGTGTCTGGTAAACCTGGATATTATGGTTTAGATACTTTTGGTACGTTTGCAACTGGCGTTGCTGGCGGTTTTGTCACCAGACGAGCCAGAGGTACCAGTACAACTCCTTCGGCTATACAAATTGGTGATTATCTTGGCTATTTGGCTTTTAGGGGTTATGGCGCGACAGGATACAACGCATCCGGTCTACCATCTGGCTTAAGAGTCGGAGCGACAGACAACTTTACAGATTCTGCACAAGGTACTTTCTTAGAACTATTAACTGTTCCGGCTGGTAGTACTACAGCAAGCCCTGTGGTGTTTGTTGAACACAACGGTAACGTTGTATTGAATTCTACAACACAGTCAACTGGGTCAGTATCTGGAGCACTGGTAGTCAAAGGCGGTGCAGGCATTGGCGGAAACTTAAACGTCGCTGGAAACTTAACTGTACAAGGTGGCGGTACTAACGTATTTTTAAGTAACGTTGATGTACAAGCAACACTATATGGCCGTGGTGTATACGACAACGGAAACCGTGTTGCCAGCTTTAGTGGTGGTGCTGGTAACCTAAGCCTAAGCTCTGGTAACATAACATTGCCAGCAACCGGACCAGGTGCAACCACCGTTGGTAGTGCAACAACTATTCCAGTTGTTACTACAGATGCTTATGGTCGCATTTCATCATTGACATCGGCAACAGTTGGCACAATCGCAACAGCCAACGTTAGCTTGTATGATAGTGTAAATGCCTATACAACTAACCAGACATTCTACGGTATTTTCAGTAATATCAGTACTACTGGCAATACCACACAAGGGGTAAGCAGTAACTTTACTTTCAACCCAAGTACAGGTGCATTGGGCACTACATTATTAAACACCACTGGCGTAATCACATCAAGTGGTAACATTGTAGCGGCATCGGGCACAAACAGTACCAGCGCAACAACAGGTGCTGTTACTATTGCAGGTAACGGCGGCCTGGGCGTAACAGGCAATGCGTTCTTTGGTAACTCTGTAACCATTAACAGTACACAGACTGCCGGTCAAGACTTTATTGTACGCGGCAAAAACCAAAGTACAACATTGTGGGTACGCCCAAGCGCAACATACGACCAAGTGCTGATTGGTGGCAATGCCACAGTTAGCACATTAGCCAGTGGTGCCGCACTACAAATTAACTCAACTGATTCTATCTTGTTGCCAGTTGGTTCAACAGCTCAACGTCCAAGTGGTGCAGGCTTTACTGACGTACAAGGTATGTTGCGTTATAGCACAACAACTGGAGCCATTGAATGGTATACTGGATCAACATGGCAAACAGCCAGTACGGCGTTTACACTAATTACAGCTGAACAGTTTAACGGTGATGGTACAACAGTAGCATTTACCCTGGCTGGAACAAGTACCACAGCCGCAACAATGGTATCTATTAACGGTGTTATGCAAATACCAACGTTGGCATACTCTGTCAGCGGCACTACGTTAACATTCACAGAAGCTCCTGCATCGGGTGACCTAATTGATGTTCGTAGATTAACTACAACTCAGACTGTCACGAATATTGCAAGTACCAATGGTTACATGCAGTTCTCAGTTGATAACAACGGTGCGTATGTCTACTACGGTACCGCCGGTACATCCGTGAGTACATACTGGGATACTGCTGGAGCCCAGGTTGGCTCGTTAGCCAACGTGTCGGTAGCCAGTGCCAACACAGCTACTACCATCGACACAATGGCCACAGGAACATATCGTTCAGCCAAATATGTTATACAGGCAACCAATGGTGCAAGCTATCAGGCCATGGAAGCATTGATGATATCTAACGGTACTACTGCCACAGTTGTAACATATGGTACCGTACAGACCAGTGGTAACTTAGGTATAATTACAGCCACACAAAGTGGAAGCAATGCGTTGCTACAATTCGTAGCCGCAAACAGTTCTACTAACGTAAGGATCACGAAAGATTATTTATTGATCTAATAAACAGGGCGGATTGGCCGCCCTAAACTAACATTGCTATTTTGGGGAATATGGAACCATGGCAAACGGAAATTTCGTAGTACAAAACGGACTTACAGTCGGTGGCGTAACAATTGATGCTACATCGGGTAACATCACAACATCAGGTGTAATAAGCACCACAAACACTTCTTATCCTGCGGCCTTTGCTGATCTTACAGCATCAGGTAATGCCACGGTTACGGGTAATATTACGGTTACAGGTAATATTACAGTAAACAGTACAGCATTTGTTAAAATCCCGTCGGGTACAACTGCTCAACGCCCTGCTTCTCCAAGTCTGGGTATGATTCGTTACAACTCATCTACAAGCAGTTACGAAGGCTACGGCGCAGGATCGGCTTGGTCTAGCTTGGGTGGTGTTAAGTCTGTTGACGGTAAGGCTTATATTTCTGCAGAAATTTCTGCAGGTGATGCAACAGACGTATTGCGTTTTTATGCCGGCGATTCTGGAACAAGCACACAAGTAGTTTGGGCCAGTACATCTAACGTAAGTATTTTACCAACTACATCTGCAACAACACCTTTAACAGGTGCGCTACAAGTAGCAGGTGGCGCCGGTGTTAACGGAGCATTGTATGTCGGTGGCGGCATAACAACTGGAACAATTAATGCGGCTACAATTGGTAACGCCAGTGCAGTATTATACGGTACACTAAACAGTTCTAGCGCAAGCCAACCAAACGTTACAACCATGGCTGGCCTTACCAGTTATGGTACAGCCGGTGTGAATACAACAGCGGCCGGACACCTAATTGTTGCCGGTAACTTAACTGTACAAGGTAATACAGTTAGTATCAGTTCGTCAACATTGAGTATCCAAGACCCGATTATTAACTTGGGTACACCAGCCGACTTAACTCCGTTATCAACTCCGACTACTGCTGACATTGGTTTAAAATTACACTACTATGATAGTGCAGACAGCGCGGCGTTCCTTGGTAGAGAAAATTCTAGCGGCACATTAGTGTGGTATAGTCGTGGTACAGATTCAGCTAACGTGTTCACCGGCACAGTACTAGGAAACGTAAAAATTGGTTCAATGCTAATTGCCAATACCACAGCCAGCACCAGCACAACGTCAGGCGCAATGCAAATTGCAGGTGGTGCAGGTATCGCCGGTGCAATATACGCAGGTAGCATACAAAATACTCCAATTGGTAGCACAACCGCCAGCTCTGGCGCATTTACTTCGCTGACTAATTCTGGTGTACACATTAGTTCGGGTAACGTAGTTGCGGCCGCCACAACAGTCAGCACTGATGCCAACACAGGTGCATTAGTTGTTAAAGGTGGTGCAGGTATTAGTGGTAACGTGTTTACTGGTGGATGGGTAATACCAACAGCCAACGTTTCACAAAACTTAGGAACAACAACTAACTACTGGAACAACATCTATGGTATTACGTTTGTTGGTACTTCCACAACAGCCAAATACGCTGACTTGGCAGAAAATTATCAAGCAGATGCAGTTTATGCCCCGGGTCAGGTTGTTATGTTTGGTGGCACACAAGAAGTAACCATTGCCATACCGGATACTACAGCAGTGGCCGGAGTCGTATCTACAAACCCAGCTCACTTGATGAATGGCGGACTAAGTGGACCAAACGTTGTGGCTGTGGCACTACAAGGGCGTGTTCCTTGTAACGTGATTGGACCCGTTAAAAAGGGTGATTTGTTGATCAGTGCAGGCTTTGGTTTTGCTAAAGTTAATAATACACCAGCAGTCGGTATGGTAATCGGTAAAGCTCTAGCAGATTTTACTGGAGCCAAAGGACAAATTGAAGTAGTAGTTGGCCGAAGCTAATCTATAAACTCAACAACAAAGGGGCTTAGGCCCCTTTTGTTTTTTACAATAAATACTAGTAATATATGGATTCAGCATGGCATTAACTAGACCAAAACTTACCCAATTTGTTACAACAGTAGCGTCCCTGAGCGATCCTATTACTGTTTTAAAAGCTGGTACAGCACAGGCCAACATAGACATTGGCTTTTTAATGAATCGTGCCAACGGGCTAGTTAGTAACGTGGCTCTATATTGGAATGAGCAAGGCAACACATTTGTAACGGCGTTTACTGCCAATACAGGGTTAACAGATACTAACGTTACTGCCACTAGTTATGCAAACGTAACAACTGGGCACCATCTTCCTGGAGCAAACGTTACCTACAACTTAGGTAGCTCAACTCAGCGTTGGAAAGATTTATGGTTGTCGGGCACTACCATTTACTTAGGTGGCGGCACAATTACTGCACCCACTGGCGCAGTTACTATTACCAACGACGCCGGCGGTAGTTTTAGCGTTACTGGCTCGGTGTCTGGCCAAGCATCAGGAACATTTGGAAACTTAATAGCCAACAGTGGTGCCATTTCCACATCAACCACTACTGGAGCCCTGCAGGTAATAGGCGGCGCAGGTATTACAGGTAATTTAAACATTGGTGGTAATTTAACAGTAACTGGCAACTTGGCAATTATAGGCAACATCACGTCTGTTAACTATGAAACAGTAACCAACACAGAATATGTTTCTTCATTAATTGCTACAACAGTTAATGCGGCCACAATTGGTAATGCCAGTGCTACTTTTAGTGGTGCAAGTGCTACACTGACCGGAACAGTTATTGCCAGTACTGTAAATGCGGCAACCATTGGTAATACCGGTGCCACATTAACTGGTACACTACAAACCGCGGCACAAACAAACATCACGTCGGTTGGTACGTTAACATCATTGGCAGTAGGTGCTGTAACTAGTTCTGGTACTATTATTGCCAGCACACTAAATGCGGCCACTATTGGTAACACGGGAGCCACACTAACTGGTACACTACAAACAGCAAGTCAACCGAATATCACAGGGGTTGGCACAATTACATCTGGAACTTGGTCCAGCAGTTTTGGTGCAGTCAGCGGCGCTAACTTAACAAACTTGACCGCGGCCAACTTACTAGGTACAGCACCCACTGCTAATGTTAGTTTGTATGATTCAGTAACAGCACTAACCACAAACCAAACATTCTACCCACAATTTAGTAATATTGCTACAACTGGTAACACCATCATGGGTGTATCGCCAAGTCTCGCATTTAACCCTAGCACTGGTACATTAAATGCCACGACTGTAGTTGCTAGTACTGTAAATGCGGCCACTATCGGTAATGCCAGTGCTACCATTAGTGGCGCTAGTGCTACATTGACTGGAACAGTTATTGCCAGTACTGTAAACGCGGCCACTATTGGTAACACGGGAGCCTTGCTAACTGGCACGTTACAAACAGCAAGCCAACCTAACATTACTGGTGTTGGCACTATCACATCCGGAACTTGGTCTAGTAGTTTTGGTGCTGTTAGTGGTGCCAACTTGACAAACTTAACTGCGGCCAATTTGTTGGGCACAGCACCTACTGCTAACGTTAGCTTGTATGATACAGTAACAGCACTAACAACAAACCAAACGTTCTACCCGCAGTTCAGTAATATTGCTACGACTGGTAACACCATAATGGGTGTGTCACCAAGTCTCGCATTTAATCCAGGTGCTGGGTCGGGTACATTGAACGTTGGTACGTTAGTGACTGGAACAGTAAATGCGGCCACAATTGGTAACTCAGGAGCAACATTAACTGGAACGGTAAGCACAGCCAGCCAACCTAGCATAACCACACTAGCTGGCTTAACTAGTTTTGGTACCGCTGGTGTAACAACTACAGCACAAGGTAATTTGACCATTGCTGGTAACCTAACAGTAAACGGCAACAGCGTTAGCATTGGCGCCAGTACGTTAAGTATTACCGATCCGATTATCAATTTAAACACACCTAGTGATTTGACACCATTGTCGTCACCAACCACATCTGACATTGGATTAAAGTTTCACTATTACGATAGTGCGGACTCGGCCGCATTCCTGGGTAGAGAAAATTCAAGCAGTACACTAGTTTGGTACAGCAGAGGTACTGACACAGCCAATGTGTTTACTGGCACGGTATTGGGTAACGTAAAAATTGGCTCCATGTTAATTGCCAATACTACAACAAGCACTACCACAACAACTGGTGCGCTACAAGTAGCAGGTGGTGCAGGCATTGCTGGTAATGTTATCAGCGGTGGCTATGGACAGTTTGGAGGTTTGTTCAACGAAAACTCAACTACCGTTGGGGTGTATGCTGGATACTTGAACTCTAGTCCTCGTATAGGCTTCTTTAACGGTACAGCCGCACAAAACTGGCAAATAGACAACAATAGCGGCACCTTCAGATGGTATACACCCGGTGTTACTAGAATGCAGTTGGATGCGACTGGTAACTTAACGGTATACGGAAATGTAATACAATCTAGCCCGCATATAATAACTTCAAACATTGCTCTCCCAGCGTTGCAAGTTATAGGTACAGCCACAAAAGGTGGCGCAGGTTATCACGACTTCTTGAGCGTAACTAACCAAGGTGGTGGCACCAACCCTAACAAATATTTCCGACTTGACAGCGCGGGTACACTACAAATTATTGATAGTGCGTATTCTAGCAATATTTTTAACTTAACCAACGCTGGTAACTTAACCATACCTGGTGCGGTAACAGTTAATGCACTATATACCACCACTGGTTTATTCTGGGCAGGTAACAACAACGTAATCAGCACAGGTGGTGGTGGATCAGCACCGGCTGGAACAACCGGCCAAGTACAGTACAATAACGGTGGCACACTAGGAGCTTCGGGGCTATATTACTATAGTGCAAACTCAGCTATTTTAGCCACCGGAGCAACAGCCAGTACGTCAGAAACTACAGGACAGTTGCAGGTACTTGGTGGTCTTGGGGTAACTGGCAACGTTTGGGCCGGACAAGTTTATTCTACCAATAACGGAAACGGAACCAACTATCGTATAGGTGATGATGCATGGCTTGGCGATATTAACGTAGCAAACACCACCAGATTAATGGGTGCTCAAGATGGCACACAAGGCTATCTTGTGTTTGGCAATTCAAACGGTACCAACTACATTGGTAGAAGCGGAACTAATCCAATTACTGTAACAGGCGCTTTTGCCACCACCGGCAACACCGATGTACAAAGCACACTATACGGTCGTGGTGTTTACGATAACGGTAGCCGTGTAATCAGTAGTGTAACAGTTTCTGCCGGTACAGGTATGAGTGGCGGTGGTACTATCACTGGTGCCAGTGGTACGGTTACATTAACTAACGCAGGCGTAACTGGTTTAAGTTCTAGTGGTACTGGTAACTTAACTGTATCGGCTTCTACAGGATCAATAACGGTCAGCTTGCCAGCTACAGGTCCTGGCGCAGTGACAACAGGTAGCAGTACAGCCATACCGGTTATTACAACCGACGCTTATGGCCGTATTGCTTCTATCAGCACCAGCTCGGTAAGCACCACAATAAGTTTAGCGGGCACTAGTGGTACTGGTAGTGTCAGCGGTGGTGGCACATTAACTTTTGCCAGTTCAAACGGTATCACGGCTACAGCCAGTGGTAGCACAATTACTATTAGTTCACCACAAGATTTACAAACAACAGCCAGCCCAACATTTGCCAACTTGACTGTTGCTAACATTATTATCAACACTGGCGGTAAACGTAACAACAGAAACATAGTTACAAACTACACTGGTAATACAGCACCGTCGGCACCGGTGATGGGCGATGAATGGTTCCGTGCCAACACTGGCGTATTGTACAAATATACTTTTGATAATATTACAAACACCAACAACTGGGTTGACATCAGTAGTGCGTTGTATAATGCATCAACTAGTGCCACAGCCAGCACACTAGCCCTGCGTGACAGCAGTGGTAACTTAACTGCCAACTGGTTCCTGGGAAGATCAACATCAGCTAGTTACGCTGACTTGGCAGAGATGTATACTGCTGATGATCAATACGGCCCAGCAACGGTTGTGATATTTGGTGGCTCAGCCGAAATCACTGTAACTACAGAATCGCATGATCATCGTGTTGCCGGTGTTATTTCCACAAACCCTGCGTACTTGATGAACTCAGAATTAACCGGCGGACTGCCAGTGGCATTTACCGGACGTGTTCCTTGCATGGTTCGCGGACCAGTAACCAAAGGAGATTTATTGGTAACTAGTACAACACCCGGTGTGGCTCAGCGACTAGACAATCGACTATTTAAACCAGGATGCGTAATCGGCAAGAGCCTTGACAGTATTCAAAACAACGACATAGCTACAATTGAAGTAGCGGTAGGGAGATATTAATGGCTTTTCCATCGAGTCCAACAGACCAACAAACATATACAAACAACGGTGTAACTTACCTTTACAATGCCGGTATGGGGGTATGGGACGTACAAGGTGTGGTTTCATCGGCCAGCCCTGTTTCAAGTGTTGCAGGCCGTACAGGCGCAGTTACACTAACAGCAAGTGATGTGAGCTTAGGAAACGTTACAAACGAATCCAAAGCTACAATGTTTACTAATCCAGCACTTACCGGAACTGCTACAGCGGCAACTTTAACTGCAACTACACTAAACACAACTACATTGAGTGTCACAGGAACCGCTTCTATCAGCACATTAAGTGTCTCTGCAATAAACAATACACCAATTGGTAATAGTACTACCAACACAGGCGCATTCACCACATTAAGTGCCAGTGGTGGAGTAACTTTTACTTCCACAGCCAGTATTACAGGCCGATTAACCAAGAGTGTCAGCGGCGGCCTTGCATCAGGCGGTTCTGGGCGTTTTGTATTAGGCACCGGTAGTCAAGCAGACATACACATTGCTTCTAGCGTAAACGGCACAAACAACACTACAACACAACAATACGGGTTAACATTTAGTCCAAGTGGCGGCAGTACACAAGCTGGTATTATTATTTCTGAAAACGGCAGTGACGGAACCGGCATTGGATTTTACACTACCAACAGTTATGCAACTGGCCCGCAATTAGGCTTTTACATAGACCCTTACGGAAACTCGTATCACCGTGGGGGACTTGGTCTTGGAACAACCGCGGCAACTACAGCCGGACAGCTATTATGTACCAACAGTATCACAGCATACTATTCTGATGAGCGACTAAAAACCAAAATAAATACTATTGAAAACGCTCTTGACAAAATTGATCAGCTGACTGGATTCTTGTACGTTGAAAACGATTTAGCAAAGAGCCTGGGATTTAACAACACCAATCCTCAAGTAGCACTCGGCGCACAAGCAGTAAAACGTGTACAACCCGAAGCTGTTTCAATTGCTCCGTTTGACAGAGCCGACGATGGCTCTAGTAAATCGGGTGAAAACTATTTAACAGTAGACTACGAAAAATTAATTCCTCTACTAGTTGAAGGTATTAAGGAACTACGTAGAGAAATTAATCAATTAAAAGGCAAGTGATATGGCAGTAACATTAGGGTCACCACATCCCACTAACGGCCTTGTTTTGCATTTAGATGCAGGCAACCCAGCATCATATCCTGGTACAGGACGCACATGGTATGATCTGTCGGGTCGCAACGACCATTTTGCTGTTAACCAAAGCGCATATAATAGTTCAGGCCCTAAGTATATGGACTTTAACGGAAGTTATGGATGCGCTAAAAAAATCAGCATCGACACAACAGTATACAATCAAGACTTTACGGCAATCGTTTGGACTCGCGTTAAAAACAGCACATCAGAATGGCGTACACTATTCCGTGGATTGAGCACAGGTGGTGACCATCAGGTCATTATTGAATCGGGCGCCTGGCGCATGGGCATGTATGACAACGTATCGGGCACAGGTTTTAACACAGCAGGCTTTAGTCAACAGAGTTTACCCGGGTATGCATCAGTTGGTGCTATGTCCTGGATGATGGGTATATGGCGTTGGAACAACGCCGGTACCAACTATCACAATTTCAGCTATAACGACACACCCGGTACCATACGTTACAGCATGACCAGTACCAACACCAGATTCAAAAGCGGTATTTGTTCTATTGGGGCATATAACAATGGTTCGCAAAACAATGCCAACGACTCTAGTCAACCATGGGGAGATATCAGTGTAGTTTTATGCTATAATCGATATCTGTCAGACGCAGAATGTTTGCAAGCATACAATGGATATGCATCAAGACACGGCTTGTCTCCTACCGTATCAAATTCATACACAGATGGCGGGATAATATACAGCGATGGCACCGCTCAAACAGTAGCTCCGTCGACTGATCCGGGGCAGTTATTATCTATAACAACTTACACATCAGGCGCAACATATACTGCTCCTGCTGGATGTAAAAAAGTATTTGTGCGAGTGCAAGGCGGCGGCGGTGGAAGCGCAGGACACTTTGAGTCAGGTGGCGCAGGAGGCTATGCCGAACGATTAATTATACCATTTGAAGCTGGCACGACTGCTGTAGTTACTATTGGCGGTGGCGGTGGTGGAGTGGGCTATTATGCAGGCGCCGGTGCAGGCGGAACCAGTAGCTTTGGTTCTTATTGCACCGCCACAGGCGGTTACGGTGCTAACAACAACTATAGTCACACTGGTGGCCATGGTGGATATGGTTATGGAGGCCAAGTTGGCATTCCGGGTGGCGGCGGACATGGACATGGTAACGGATGGGGCAGTTATGGCCCCCGTGGAATACCTAGCTTTTGGGGTGGAGGCTTTGGTACACGACACTCAGGTGGGGAACAAATTGGATCTGGCAGTCCTGGTGCAGGAGCCAGCTCGGGAACAACAGGCAATGGTGGGTCAGGTAAAACAGCCTATGGCGGCATGGTTGTAGTATATGCGTATTCATAAGGAAACAAAATGCCAATCACATTAGGATCATCAGGAATTACTTTTAGCAATGGTACTAGTCAGACCACTGTAATGCCTGCCGACAAAGGAAAACCTATTAGTGTTACTAGTTTTACGTCATCGGGTACGTATACTGTGCCTAGTGGCTGTACAACAATATTGGTTCAGTTGGTTGGTGGTGGTGGAGGAAGTGCAGGTTATAATGAATCGGGCGGTGCCGGCGGCTTTGCCGAGGGATATTATTCAGTAAGCGCAGGAGCCACATACTCTGTTACTATAGGTGGTGGTGGAGGAGGCGTTGGATATTATGCTGGCGCCGGCGATGGCGGTACCACCAGCTTTGGATCATTGATTTCTGCAACTGGCGGCTATGGTGCAAATAGAAACTATAGCCATGGCGGCGGCCACGGTGGTTCTGGATCAAGCGGACAAATTAACTTACAAGGTGGCACTGGGTCCGGACATGGTAATAGTGCCAGCCACGGACAACCGTCGGGTGGTGGCGCAAGTTTCTTTGGTGGCCCTGGTGGGCAATATCGCAGTACTACTCCCAGCAATTATAGTCCTGCATATGGGACCGGCGCAACCGGCGGCAGAACCAACGACGGCGGATCAGGTACTACAGGTATGAGTGGTTGCTGTGTAGTTTTCGCATATACATAAGGATAAGATATGGCAGTAACATTGGGTTCAAGCGGAATTACATTTAGTGATAGTACATCACAAACTTCTGCTGGAAAAGCAGACCGTGCCAGTGGAGACATAATTGATGTACAGTCATTTGGCGCCAGCGGCACATGGGTTAATCCTGGTGCAACAATGGTGCATGTTAAATTAATTGGTGGTGGCGGTGGCGGATCTGGATATTGCGAAAGCGGTGGTGCCGGTGGCTACGCTGAAGGATTCTATGACGTATCTACAGTTGGTACAGTATCAGTAACTGTGGGTGGCGGTGGTAATTATGCTGTATACTATGCGGCCGCTGGTAACGGCGGAACAACCAGCTTTGGTGGATACCTAAGTGCCAGTGGCGGTTATGGAGCCAATCAAAACTACAGTCACAGTGGTGGCCATGGTGGCAATAGTTTTGGCGGCGCAGGTTTTAGTGTTCAAGGCGGCGCTGGTTGTGGTCATATCAATAGCGTGGGGAGTTGCCCAGCCAGTGTGCTAGGCAGTTCGGGTTATTTTGGCGGTGGCGCGGCACATGCACGAAATCACAATAATCTAGGATGGACCACTGGAGCGGCACACGAAATTTTTTCTGGAGCACCCGGATCAGGAGGCCCCGGTAACATTACCGATTGGGGTGCAAGTTTCACAAACCGCGGACATTCGGCTGGTGGATACGGCACCGGTGGGTATGTTATTATTTACAGTTATAGATAAGGAAATTCAAAATGTCATTAAGAGGATTAGTACACCCAGCAGAATCAGGTCGTATTTGCGACATAGTCGAAGCTGGCAATGAGTTTGAAGTACACGAAGATTTTATATGGGTAGATTTGCCAGACGGTACAACCACCGCTGACACTTACGATCAGGAAACTGGTGTAGTAACCAAATTTGATATTACAAAACTTCCAGGATACGCCGAGAGTGCTTACCGAGTGGCCCGTGTGATTGCCTATACCGAAATTGGTAATCAGTTGGATATGCTTTATAAAGAGCTCCAGGCCACAGGAACGATAAGTAATACGGGGCCTTGGGCAACACACGTTACTAACGTCAAAGCTGAAATTCCAAAAGACAACCCACAAGCAGTTCACGAATGGAATTTAGCATACGCGGCTAGAATGCAAGGCAACGTTTAATTAACGGACTTACTATGAATTTCAACAGTCGATTTTCGATTGGTCATTATGATCGTTTTCACAATGACTATGCGTCAGTATACTACTCTATAATGAAGAATGCAGATCCGCGTTTTCTAGCAAATATACACGATATCTATTTTGGCAAATACTTTTACTACGAGTACAACGGACAGCAAAAACGTTGCGGCAACCCAATGGGAGTTGAAGCCAGTGACGAACAAATTGATTACCTATTCAAAATACAAGAAGAACTTGGTGTTGAAATATCATTGACATTTAATACTGTAGAAGTTCCACACGAAGTGGCATTTGACCCACGCATTACTGAACAGTTTGTAGAATGGATCGGTGGCTACTATGACCGAGGCCTGCGTAGTTGTACTATGAGTAGTCAGCATATACTACGCATGGGTTGGTTGCAAGAGCGTTGTCCTGACATGCGATGGAAGAGCACCGTAAACCAAATTGTCGGAGATGCACAACAGTTTATAGACATGGCCTACTTAGGCTACAACTCTATCAACTTGGATCGCAATTTAAATCGTAACTTACGTGAATTAAAAAAGATTCGACGTGCCCAAGACCACCTCAATTCAATGAATCCTAAAAAGCCAGTTAAGACAATTTTGCTGGTTGCCGAAGCATGTATATACAGTTGTCCCTTTAAGAAAGAACATGACAGCGTTGGAGAAGTGATTGGTACAGAATATTTTCGCGGCCCGGCTGATTTAAGTTGTAATGGGTGGCGCCAGCACGAACAGTTTGCAGAATTGCCACGTTCGGGAATTAACATTGTTGCCGGACAAAGCGAGACATTTAGAGAGTTTGGCAATCTAGTAGATGTGTTTAAGTATTCTGGCAGATTAACTAGCATCCCTTTTAAAGCAGAAGATACAAAATACATGAAAGCTGTTTGGTATTACAATGATGACAGCAAATTTAAACAGTCTATTAGTTTAGCAGGGCAAACCATTTATGCCGATGACTTCCAAGAAATTGTAGACAACAACTTGGGCCCTATTCACAACTGGATTCCCGGTTGGATTGATACTCGGTATACTAAAGAAGATTGGCGCAAGACCTGGAGAGGTTATACTGGAATTTGGAGCACAGACAAAGGACGACGTTTAGAAAAGATTCTACGCACCTGCCGTAACCAATGTTGGGACTGTCACGAATGCGAACGCACATTTGGCTTTCAGGATGTAGACAGTGCTCTACAACTTAGAAAGGTATACAATGCAGGTGTTTGATAAAATTATCCCGCAAGGATATGCAGATCAAATCGAAGCAGATACTCAACGTACACAATTTGATTGGCATTATATCAGTGATGTAACAAATCACAACTATGGATCTAATTCGGGTTTTGTACACATGGCTCAAGATATGGGTACAGAGCCTAGCTATTGGTTACCGTTTATTAAACCCATAATTTATAGTCTAGAAGAAGCTGTAGGACACAGGATAGACAAACTGTTACGTATGCGAGTGGGATTACTTACACGAACCAGTGACGTTGAATATGACTACAATACGCCACACGTTGATTTTTTATTCCCACACATGACCGCTTGCTATTATGTCAGCGATAGCGATGGTGATACTGTTGAATTTGACCAGCACGTAAAAGACATAGGCGGCAACGAGTTAAATGAAACAGTAATACAAGACTATGTAAAAAATACAGACTTTACTGTGGCCAATCGTTGTAGTCCTAAAAAAGGCAGACTATGTGTGTTTGATGGATTAAAGTTTCACGCTAGTACTAAACCTAAAAATCACGAAACACGAACAGTGATAACAATTAATTATATACCAGAACACCATGCATCATAATGTAAAATCAATTTGTATTGTTGGAGGAGGAAGCTCAGGCTGGATGACAGCGGCTGGTATAACACGACTATGTCCCGATATACAACTAACACTGGTTGAAAGCGAAGCCATTCCAACCATTGGCGTAGGCGAAAGCACCATTGGACACATTAACCAATTCTTGGTCATGCTGGGTCTTCGAGATGAGGATTGGATGGCGTCTTGTAACGCCACATACAAGACCAGCATCAAGTTTATTGACTTTAGAGAAAATCCTAAAGACAAACCACACATGTTTCATTATCCGTTTGGCCACTTGGATTTTACAGACAAGCCACGCGGTCCAATGGAATGGTTTTTGGCTCGGGCCGATGACCCTACTATCGATCCACAGAATTTTGCAGAGTTTTACCACGATGGTATTTTGATGACAGATCAAAACAAAATGACAAGAAATGAAGATCATCGTGTACGTGGTTTTAACTTTGCAGAAGATACTGCATATCATATGGATGCGGCCTTGTTTGGCAATTGGCTACGTGACAACATTTGTTTGCCTGCTGGTATGACACATCTAATAGACACAGTTGCACATGTGGTACAGCGAGAAGATGCCAGCGTTGAAAAGATTATAACCAAGGGCGGCGAACACATTCGTGCTGACTTGTTTATTGATTGCAGTGGTTTTCGTAGCATACTGTTAGATCAAACTCTTAATGAACCTTTTATCAGTTTCAACGACACACTATTAAATGATCGTGCTGTGGCCACTGTTATTCCCTACATTAACCAAGAAGCTGAAATGGAAAACTATACCAGCTGTACTGCCATTGAAGCAGGATGGGTGTGGAACATTCCGCTGTGGCATCGCATTGGTACAGGCTACGTATACAGTAGTAAGTATGCAACTGAAGCCGAAGCCGAAGCACAGTTGCGTCGACACCTAAAAAGCAATCGCATGATGTTTCCTGACGCCGAACGGGCCGACACAGCAGAAGTGCGCCATATCAAAATACGTCACGGCGTGCATGAGCGTGCCTGGGTTAAAAACGTAGTGGGCATTGGACTGGCCAACGGCTTTATTGAACCCTTGGAAAGCACAGGACTCATGCTGACACATGAAGGCATTGTTAAACTGTGTACCACATTATTAATGCGCGGTGGTATTGTTAGCAATTATGATGTTGACTTGTTCAACTACGGATTCCAGGAACAGATCATGGGATTCAAAGATTTTATCAGCCAACACTATGCCTTGAGTATGCGTGACGATACACCATACTGGAAAGAAGTTTCAGGCAAGATCAAGTATTCTCGTGCAATGAACAGCACTATAAACCTTGCAGGACTAGATCACGATGTAAAAAGCTCAACTGATTTGGGATTTAGACTGCATAGGTCTAGACAATTTGATAACAACATGGGCGGCATTATCTATATTGCGGCCGGCATGGGCTATAACCCAGTTGAAGCCAACTTCATGCGCTATCAAGATCGTAAAATAAACGAAAGTGCGGAAAAACGGCGCCCTGTGTACAATGCTTGGTTAAAGCATCGAGATGAAGTACTAGAACACATAAAAACTTTGCCCACACACTACCAATTCCTTAAAGACACAATTTACAATAAATAACAGTAAGGAATCATACTATGCAGACAATTAAGCAATTATACCGCGAAGGCTACACTGGAGAAGATGTTGTTACCAGTTTAGTGTATAGAAAGTCAACTTGGGAAACCACCAAAGAATGGATTCCTAACGCAATTACCAACATCTACACTACTACACAGGCGCTGGTAATTGGCGGCGGCCCCAGCTGGAAAGAAGTCTACGGTGGATTTGACTTAACACACATAGCAAATCACAAGGGTGGATTGTTGGGAGCCGATAGATTACAAACCTATGGTACCAATACACTATACGAAACGTTCACTCCAGACTTTTTAGTAATTGACAACGAACACGCTCACGAACTTTCTACCAGTGGTTATTGCGAGTCTAATATTGTCTATGCACATGCCAATCCAATTTTAGATTACCCAGGTAAGTTTTACTTAATACCGCAAGACCCAAGTTGGAATGCTGGTTCGATTGCCATGTACCTAGCTTGCTTTGATGGACATAAAAAAGTCTTTTTTGTGGGATTTGATGGCCGACAGGGCGATGATGCATTCTACGACAAAACATTAAAATTTGTATTTGACACTTATAACCTTGTAGACTTTGTTAGAGTAATGCCAACCGCAGATTACTACATGCCAGAGTCTTGGAAGTACGTGCCCAACTTAAGACAAATTACGTTTAGAGATTTTATCATCGAAGCCGACCTGGGATAATACAGTTTCCATTGTTTTTATTTTCTCTAGTATAGCCGCAAATTTAAAACTACGCCATACACCAGGATGCAGTGGCTTAGGATGGTCATCTAACGGAACCCAGCAATACCCTCTATGCTCGTGATTTAACACCGGCACAAACTCTTCGTCGACACTGATTAAGTAAGTGTGAAAAACAAATTTGTCGTTGTCGCTAGTATATTGTTCGATTGGGATAATTTTAGCATCTTTTATCTCACCGCCTAGCTCTTCGCGTATTTCCCGATGCAGGCCTTGTATAACAGTTTCGCCGGGTTCGACTTTACCACCCACAATTCCCCAACTACCTGAGTGTCGGTTACTGTTTCTAAGTAAAAATAAATATCGATGCGTTTGGGTGCAATATATCAATGCACCCGTACTTGATGAATTCAAACCACTAAACTCCAATTTCCGGGGTCATACAAACCTTCAACACTCTTAGTCCACTCGCCGGTTTCGTAATCCCACTTATATTGTACACTAGAAGTTAAGTTAGTTACAAATTCAAAATCACCAGATTGACGACTATCAAAATGCACAGCCCAACCGGTGTTGGTATATTCAATAATGTCATTGGCATGGGCAACTAAATCACCCCAAGCTTCTGACATATTTCCTATTTGCCCTATGTTGTTTAAGATTATGTAACGAGTACCAACAGCAGGAGTCAGAATAGAATACTGATCAATCTTAACTGCCTGCGGATCTATAATGGCATCAACCGCGGCTAATGTGTTTGCTGGTAGTGTATCAATGTGCGGATTGAACAGTATTATAGTATCATCTGTTGGGTGCTCGGCAATGGTTCCAACAACCTCACTAATTCCGTTTGGATGACGTAAACGAACTTCGCTAATACCATTTCTAATAGCCCCATACTTAGCCCGTACTATACCCCAAGCGTCATACAGTTGACCTTGATCTATTTCGTATGTGCTTCTTTGTTCTTGCTTAATCAGTCTCAGCGTATTGCCTATGTACAACAAACTGTAGTTACGAAGTACAATAACTTGCCTTACCATAATGTCTGACTCTGCAAAAATGTCATCGGTAATTTCGCCGTTGGCATCGTAGACATTATTAATAATGTTAGTAATAACTCCCAATCGTTTAACCTTGGCAGGACTGCTTAACCAAATTGGCATTTCAAATTGCATAGTAGCAATACTAATAGCTTCGTCGGCATTGGCCGGCACAGATCTAGAATCCCAGACTGTAGATTTAAGTTCGACGTGAGTTAAACTGCCCCAATCAACATAGTTGTCGGTGCTTTGTATATCAAGCCCGGGATTAAACAACTGCGATAGTTGTTCAACTAGCTGTAGCTTCTGTTCGGTGTTGCTGGTCCAAATATCTAACTTTAGGCCTAGCTTGTAAGGGACAGGCATTAAACGTTCAACAGTATACGCATCACCGGGTGTGCTTAGATAATTGCCGGTCACTGGATCGTATGCACGTTGTCTGATGTTCATTGTACCAACAAAGGTAGGATCTTGCACACGATCTCTGTCATAGTCTAAACTGCTGATGTAAACAGCCATAGCCGGAACAGCATTTAGCATGTTCTCGCTATTATTTTTTAAGATTTGTGCGGCCTGTCGGCTTGGATCTCCATACAACACAGGTACTTGTTGTAGTGGACGAGTTCCATCTGTGCCTTGCCCAAATTCAACTTGAAAGCCTGACACCAATCTAATAAATTGAGTTAGGAATCTGCGTATTTGATTATCGTAAAAAAATTGTTGACTCATTAATTATCCGCCTGTATTTTAAAAGCCTTGCTTAACGATTGTCTTTCAGATACAGTATCGCCTTCTACGTTGGTATACGTATTTGTATTGTTTACAAAAGAACTGCGTAATGTACCGCTGTCAGCACCCAGCGACAAGTTAGCACGATTTGCTATCTCAACAGATATCCAACGAGTTCCGCTAAATCTAAATAATCTATTAGGCAAGTAATCTGTGCGTAAGAAATAATCGCCTTCGACTTGCGTTGTTGGGAACTCAATGCCAACACCACAGGGCATTCCGTTTGGTGCCAATCCGTCGCCGACTAAATAACCTTTTGTTTTGTTAGTTGGGCTTACTGTAGCATCGTCAGCAGTCAATGATCCACCATCAGCTGTGGTTACTGCATCGGCTGTTTGGCCAACGTATGCGGGTTCCATATAAAACTTGCTAGTGTCATAGCCACTCTTGGGCACATCTATTTCGGCCTGTGCTACAACGGTATTGTTAATATTAAGATAAGTGTTATAGCTACTCATTAAGTCGCTGGTTTTGGTATCAGCAGTACCAGCAACAATTTGATCCAATATATCTTTGTATTCTTGACCGTCTACTAGCGGGTTAAGTTTAACACGCCATAGGTGTGGCCACCAAGTCGGGGTGAAACCCTCTGCGGCTAAACTGGCATCAGCAACAACATAATATCGTTTTAGTGCGGCCGGAACGTCTTGGTCTAGTGCATTATAATCTTTTAGGTGTTCTAGTTCTAACACATCACCGGCCATTATTTTACGACCAACAGTATCCATCATATCGTTGATATGAAAAGTCATGAATAATGTGCCAGTTTGTAAAAATAAACCAAATTGGCTTAGATCAAAGTCTTGATCGGCACGTTGATAGATGCCGCGCATCTTATAAACATCTTTTTCGTACTTGCGATCGCGGTTTTCTACAAATAGCAAATCTTGGATGTTCTTCTCACTTTGGTTTAGGTACGTGGGTTGGGTTAAATCACCGGTATCTGTTTGTGTTTTGGTGCCCAAATACTTGTGCAGTAAAACACCGGTGCCGCCAATGGTAAACATCTCGCTGATTCTGCGATCCATAAACTTGTAATCGTTTGAGTGTCGTCCGTCTTTCCAAAGTGATAGGCGAGCCATGCTTTTTCCTTATTGTAGTATTTATGGGTTTGACAGGTATTGGCTTTTATCGTATAATACCGAGTATGCAACAACAGCACGAAGCACACATTGCCAAATTGGAGGAACTTTTAGCATCAGTTTCGCACACCAAGGACATTCGTGCCCGCAGTACTTTATTCAAGTTCTACAAAAACTGCCGTGACATTTACACAGAAATGGACAAAGAAATGGTGCATTGTAGACGCAGGAATAAATTAACACAAAAGTACACAGAATTACAAGTCCAGTTTACAGAAGCAATAACTACATTTGAGCAATGGACGGTAATGGCCGCGCTAATGTACTAATTGACACAAAATGGTTGATTTGCTACAATGTGGTTATGTATAAATTAACAACAAAAACCCAAGAACATGAATTTACGGACTTAAAATTAGCAATGGATCACGCCAAGTCACTGAACGAGTTTGTTACTATTGCAGGTAACGGCTTTGAAGTTGTGGGCAGATTCGGAGTCGACTCTGTGCAGGACGGAAAATGTCCCGATGGAGTTGCATATGATTGGAACAAAGCGAGCCGAATTGGCCGTGTTAAAAAGGAGCGAAAGTAATGGCTACTGTAGCAGGTATTAAGATCAAATCAAAAGCACCCAAGA